GCAGGAAGGCGATAAGCTGCGCGCGTAGCAAAAGACACACCTTTATCGTTGTTCCCGAAAGTCTTTCTTATACTAATATGTTGCGGCTTTCGGGAGCAACGCTCTATTAATTCGGAGGAAAAATGAACGAAAGCGAACGCCGTGCGGCGGCGAAACAATTTGTTGCAGACTGGGCAAACCGCGGAGACGAGCGGCAGGATGCGCAGTCATTTTGGCGAACCTTGCTTCAAAAGGTTTTCGGCGTTGACGAGCCTGAAAAATACATAAGCTTTGAGCGGCGGGTTGAAGTCGATGATATAAAAACAGGCAAACGAACAACAAAATTTATTGACGGTTACATTCCGTCAACAAAAGTTTTGATTGAACAGAAAAAGCGCGACATTAATCTCCGTGCCGGGCAGAAGCAGTCCGACGGCGCAATGCTCAGCCCCTATCAGCAGGCAAGGCGATACGGCGGATATTTGCCGCAGCCGGAGCAGCCCCGTTGGATAATTGTATGCAATTTTCAGCAATTCAACATTCACGACATGACGCGCCCGAATGACGAACCCGAGACCGTTCTTTTGTGCGATCTTGACAAGGAATTCCACCGTCTCGATTTTTTGGTTGACACAACAAGTGAACACATCAAAAAGGAAATGGAAATCTCCCTGAAAGCAGGCGACATCGTTCAAGCCCTCTACAATGCACTGTTGAAGCAATACAAAGATCCGGATGACCCCGAAACTCTGCGCAGTCTGAACGCGCTCTGCGTTCGCATTGTTTTCTGTCTTTATGCGGAGGATGCGGATGTTTTCGGACGGCCGATGATGTTCCACGACTATTTGAAAGCACATGAGCGGGATGCACGGCGCACGCTTATCGACCTTTTCCGTGTGCTTGACCAAAAAACGGAAGATCGTGATCCTTATATCGATGATGATCTTGCGGCATTCCCGTATGTCAACGGCGGGCTTTTTTCCGATGAAAACATAGTTATCCCCCGACTGAGCGATGAGATCGTTTCACTGATTTTGAACCGCGCAAGTGCGGGCTTCGACTGGTCCGCAATCAGTCCGACAATTTTCGGTGCAGTGTTTGAAAGCACACTGAATCCCGAAACGCGCCGCACCGGCGGTATGCACTATACAAGCATCGAAAACATTCACAAAGTGATTGACCCGCTGTTCCTGAACGATCTTCGGGCAGAGCTTGATGAAATCAAGTTGCGTGCCGATGCCAAAACACGAAAGAAAAAACTGGCGGCTTTTCAGCAAAAACTTGCCGGGCTTGCGTTCCTTGAAATGAAAGCACCGAAATTGATACAAATTAATTATTCCTCGGCGGTTCTGCCAAGGGGGTACATTTTCGGCAAGAGGGTACATTTTGCAGGTCGGGTCAATCCCGGCTGTTTTTGTTTTATGGCGGTGGCGGCATGAAGCAGATCACAAACAAGGAATATGAGGAATGGCAGAAATACGAGGAAGAAAAGGCGAAGGGTCACATCCTGCTGCCAGACACCATCCGTTTCATCTGTAGGACGAACGATATGGACCCCGAGAAGATTGGCCGACATTTCCTGGAGGTGCTGCCGAGGATCTGTCCGAAATAGAAACAAAAAAATGGCGGTAAGAGAGTAATACTCCTTACCGTCATCTTTTATGACTTCCTTTTATTCTGCCTCGTCCATTAGCTTTTTTATCAGGCAGTCGATATTTGTAAAGCGCTTTACTGAGTTGGAACCGCGCTTCACTTCATCCCAAGATTCATCATACCCCATGTGACCAATCGCACCAGGGTCTTCAAAAAAGAATTTACAGAAGCGGTCAACGTAAAGGCCGTATGCCCTGTTAAAACGATCCGCATGCTTTTTCTTGCCGCTTTTCATGTTGGGATCGTTGTTAATGAAATGATCCAGATCTCGTGAGAAGAAATAGATCTCATAGGGAATTGTGCTACTCTTTATCTTTATTCCAGTTTCCGTGAGGGAAAGAAGATAATCCAGGTTCTTTTGTTTCCGCTCATTCCGGTCAAGTGTATCTTCACGATTATCTGTTTCGATTACCCCAGCGTCAGGGTTATAGAATAATCCTTCCCAGTCAGAACGCTCAGCAGCTAACGGGGCAAGATACTCCTCGTTAAGATATGCACCATCCAAATCGACGATTTGAATAATCCTAACGATTTTTTTCTCATAAAAACCGCCCCCAGCTTTAACAGCAGGTATGATAAATCGGTTTGTAATCTTGGTTTCTATATTCGTGGGTGTAACAAACGAACTCGATGTGATATCGCCGCCGAGTTTGTACTCTTCCTCTTCAATGAATTCAACTTCATCATCCTCAGAGAAATCATCGCCTTCATCATTGCTGTCATCCAGTTCATCCCCAGCAGCGTTAACAAGTCGTTGCTGAAGAAGGAATCTAACTTCATAATCTGGAAACGCAGTAAAAATCAACTCAGATAGCCCTGATTCTAATGCGATTTGATCGCTTTCACCCTCAACCAGGAAAACCACGATGTTGGGAGCCTTTTTTTCTTTCTTACTCTTCTTTGGCAAAACCAACACCTGCTTTCATAAAAGCAGCAATCATACGCTGCCGTTTAGCCGCATCGTAGATTTGTTCATCTTGATCATTATCGAGAATCTCTCTGAGATACAGACTTCTAAGATTGTTCGTCCGGCCAACGCCTTTGAGCCGAATATAACGGTTTTCAGGATTGGCGGTTGTAAATACGAGGTTTTCCTTTTTCAGCACTTCAAGAGGGCGAAGGTTATGCGAGGTGAAAATGAATTGCCCCTTGCCATAAGTTTCTAATCCGCTGAGAATTTCACCGAGAAGATACTCATAGATACCGGCATCCAATTCATCTATGGCAACAGTAATCGAACGGTCGTTGAATGTGGCAATAATTAAGGACAGGACGCTAATAAGCTTTATAATACCAGCAGATTCGTCCCTAAGTGGAATCTGAACGTCCTTGCGCCTGGAATAGAGCCGAACTTCTTGTTCTTTCTTGCCTTCCATTACTATCTCGTCGTGAACCAGTTCAAGTTTCAGATCCGTGACTAAAGCGGGCAGCACCGTATTAATGCCGGCTACAAAGAATTCCAAATCCTCAAATACCCGTTGTGGCATACGGGAAACACCCATTAGGTTTAATCCAAGAACTCCCTGCCTTGTGTTCAGCGGAACAGAAAGAACTGCGCCAATGCCGGAAGTTCTTGTATCTACGGCATAAAGATACAGACAGGCATAATTCCGAAGTTCCATGAGAATCTGGAAGTATTCAGAATAATTGCTATGCTGATAGAACACATCAAGGGTTTCATCCAAAAAGATAAACGACTTGGAATCTTTAGCTGCTGATCGCTTATTCACTTCCAGGTCAACAATTACCGCATCCTTGTCTTCGCCTACATAGCATGATATTTTTCTACCAGGACCGATTGGGTAACTGCCTGCCGCTGTGGTAAGGATATCCTGTTTTTTCTGAATCTCACCACCAAAAAATCCCGCTGCAGTGATCGTTTCATCAAAGATTCTTACCTTATTAGGAAAGAGCGAGGAGATAGAGCGTAGTTCATCACGATCTTCAGGCTTGTCGTTCGGAACCGCTTCGATTTTGAAAGAGTAGATAACGGTTCTTGTAAACCCGTTTTCGACTGGATACTGGAGATCAAAAGTAAATGAAAGGGATGCATAATCTGCTCCAGGGGAAATACACTCTGAATAGCGTGCAGGTATAGCGTCGCCTGCCATTGTCCTTTCCAAAATCGCTATGGCTTCAATAACGGATGTTTTACCAGATCCGTTTTGACCATAGATACCCAGAATATCTGATTCGGTATCCTGCGGCACAACTCTTCGTCCGCAGTTAAACAGAACTTCTCCGTGCTTGACGCTCTTGAAGTTCTCCATTTCTATTTTCTGTATCCTTACGGTGGGAAGAATATGACCTTCTCGCAGCTCCATAAGCAACAACTCCTTTCAAGCCACCTTTTGCTGGTGCAAGCAAATAGTAACACATCTGATTGCTGTTGTCAACCATCAATAGAAAAATTTGAATAAAATATCCGAAATTTTATCTTGCTGTATTGACAAAAGAACGGCGCTATGTTATAGTATGCTCTGCACGAGAGTGCAATACACATTTACTTCAAAGGGAGGTACTGCCTATGGTGGATGAACTGCAGATGGCAGTTCGGGAGACAACGTCTCCAGTCACTACAAGTAGCGTGGAGATAGTGGAATCAACTGGTCCGGTTTCCATGCAATGTGATTCGGCTCTCGCCGGAGAGATCTTCTATCCACAAGCCCCCGTTTTTGACGGTGAGCGCGCCGGCAAACTGGTGGATGAGGTAATAGCCGCGGTAAAGGATGACCGCATGAACACCAAGAGAGCCGTCACAGCCGACATCGCATCCACGGCAAGAGTTCAAAACCAGAACGACCGTGTTATAGACGCCTGTGAGCGAGAACTGCGACGGCGTGATCTCACTGAAGATCAGCGAATGGAAATCCTCAATCACATGAGCCAGGCAGCAGAAGCAACGACTGCCGCCAGTGAAGCAAGCCGAGAGTTTCAGAAAGAACAGCTTGAACATTCGCACAAGCTCCCGTTTAAGATACTGGGAGGGACTGTAGTGGTTGCACTTCTGTGGTTCGGTGGCAGAGCGCTTCTGCGTGCTGCACAAGGAATAGATAAACAGAACGAACTATCGGCACCTTGAAATCAAGGTGCCGTTTTCGATATATGGGTTTTACTGTCAGGTACTTATTTCCGTGCCGTCCTTGAAGGTCACGCGGATGTCGTCTTTGCTGTAGACTGTCATGTGGTCGACCATCGAAAGCCAGTCCTCTTCGCGAAAGGTATCAAGCGGCTCTCGTTTCCGCAGCTCCCGGAAGTACAGTTCTATCTGCTTTCGGCGGGATGTCCGCTCGGCAATAAGCGCCGTCACCTCATCGTGGCGGGCTTTTGCCTTGTCGTACCGTGCGGCAAGGCTGTCGTAGCGTTTCTGGTACTCCGCTTGGTCGAGGGCGATGTGGGCGTTCTCGCGGATGCATTCCTCGACCAGTTCGGCGGCGATATTGATCTCAGCTTCCAGGTCGGCAAGTTCCCGCTCCAGATCGTCTGTGGCGAGGCTTGGGGCAAGTGACCGCTCATATATCGCTATGAACCGCTCCCTGGCGTCAATGACCGTATTTGCCGCCTTGAGGAACCGCTCCCTGACCTGTTCCTCGGTCAGCGTGGGCGTGACGCATTTCTGACCATCGAACTTGTGATTGCACTGCCAGATGACCTTGCGGTAGGGATCGTTGCTGTGCCACACCTTCGGGCCGTACCATCCGCCGCAGTCGGCGCACTTGATCCGGCTGGAGAAGACGCTGACGCAGCTCCTGCGGTTGGCGCCTGGACGCCGTGCCATCATAAGGGTCTGCACCATCTCGAAGGTCTCCCGGTCGATGATGGCTTCGTGGTTATCGCGCACATAGTACTGCGGAATCTCGCCCTCGTTGACCTTTTTCTTCTTGGTGAGGAAGTCGACTGTGTAGGTCTTCTGCAGGAGGGCGTCGCCCTTGTACTTTTCGTTCGTGAGGATGCTGCGGATGTTGCTGGCGTTCCACTTCGGCTTGCCGCCGGGAGACGGGATGCCTTCTGCCGTCAGCGTGGAGGCTATCTGGAAGGGTGACTTTCCAAGCAGAAACATCCCGTAGATGCGCCTGACCAGTTTTGCCTGTTCAGGATTCACCACAAGGTTGTGATCCGGACCCATATCATAGCCCAGGAACCGTTTGTATGGAACGCATACCTTACCGTCAGCGAACCGCTTACGCTGACCCCAGGTGCAGTTTTCGGAAATGGAGCGTGACTCCTCCTGGGCAAGCGAGGACATGATGGTCAGCAGCAGTTCGCCCTTGCTGTCGAATGTCCAGATGTTTTCCTTCTCGAAATAGACCTCGACGCTGTTCTCCTTCAGCTTGCGGATGGTGGTGAGGCTGTCGACCGTGTTGCGGGCGAAGCGGCTGACCGACTTTGTAATGATGAGGTCGATCTTCCCGGCAAGGGCATCGGCTATCATCAGGTTGAACTGCTCACGCTTCTTGGTGTTGGTGCCTGTAATGCCTTCGTCAGCGTATACGCCGACAAACTCCCAGTCATCGCGGCCCTGGATGTATGTGGTGTAGTAATCGATTTGGGCTTCGTAACTGGTGAGCTGCTCCTCGTTGTCCGTGCTGACGCGGGCGTAGGCTGCCACACGCCGTTTCTTCGTGCTTGTGAGCGGCGCCGCTGTGAACCGTGACAGCGTCGCGGGGATGGTGGTTACCGACTTCGCCATTTCTTCTCACTCCTTATCTTCTTGACAGTCTCACTCATTTTCTGGCGGCGTTCATCAGTCCAGCTCGCCCGTATGGCGGCTACAGCCTTTTCCCGTTGCTCCGGCGTCCAGGGCTTTCCCTTGCGTTTCTCCTGGTAGCCGCGGGACTCGGTGTGACCGTCCTTGAAGTGGAAAGTGACCGTGTTGTTTTCCACAGTCGCTTTCTCCAGCCGCTCGTCCATGACTGCCTCGTCAAATTCGGCAAGCCCCAGCACATCGCAGACGAGAGCCTTCATGGTGTCATCCTTGATAGAAGAGTTCCGGCATTCGGTTCTCGGGCTGGAACAGTACCAGGTCCGCTGCCGCATGCCGTCCGGGAGCGCCTTGCTCTGGGACCGGTAGTTCGCTCCGCAGCACCCGCACTTTATAAAGCCCGTGAACTCGGAGAATACATGGCGGTTGGGGTTCGTAGCCTTGTTCTTGTGGCGTTCGCCCCAGGCTTCACGGCGTTCTTCCGTCCACCAGTCCTTCTTGGCGGTGGATTCCCAGGCGCGTGTGACTGTCGTGCCGTCCTTAAGGAAAAAGGTCAGCACCTTGCGTTCCGGCACTTCAATGTGATCCACCCGCTCAAGGAAAGCATCCTCGTCGAAAGCGTCAAGCCCCAAGACGGCCGCGCATTCGCTTTCGAGGACCTTCTGCGGAACCGTGCCTTTGACCGGGCATCTGCCGCCTTTCTTCTTGGTGGAACCGCAGCCCCAGAACTCCTGGACTGTTCCGCGGTCGCTCCGCCTGTTGTGCATATAACTGAGTCCGCAGTGGGGGCATTTGATCTTTCCCGTGAAGCAGCAGGTGTTTAGCGCCTTGTTGCCGAACGGTCCCGCTTCTTTCCGGCGCTTGAACTCCGCCTGAACGGCCTGCCACTCGTCCATCGGTATGATTGCTTCGTGGGTGTCTTCGACGAAGTACTGCGGCAGTTCGCCGTAATTTTTCCGTCTGTGCTTTGTGATGGGATCAACGCAGTATTCCTTCTGGAAGAGCATATTCCCGGTATAGGTGATGTTCGTGAGAATGACCTTCACGTTGGAATCGACCCAGGGCTTGCCCTGCCGTGTGTAGATGCCGCGCGCCATCAGCGCCTTGCCGATCTCGATGCGGGACGCGCCTTTCATGTACTCGGCGTACATCCAGCGGACGATCTCGGCTTCGTCCGGCACGATGACCAGCCGCTCACCTTCCCATCGGTAACCGAAGATGGAGAACTTTCCGTTGGGAATACCCTGCTTGAACCGTTTCACCGTGGCCCACTTGATGTTCTCCGAAATGCTGCGGCTTTCCTCCTGGGCGAAGGAAGCGAGAATGGAAAGCATCAGCTCACCGTCCCCGCTCATGGAATTGATGTTCTCCTTCTCGAACCGAACTTCCACGCCGATGTCCTTCAGATGCCGTACCGTGTTCAGCAGGTCGACCGTGTTCCTGGCAAAGCGCTGGATAGACTTCGTGAGGATGATGTCGATACGGCCGGCTTCGGCGTCTGCGATCATTCTGTTGAAGTCCTCGCGCTTGCGGGTCCCCGTGCCGGAGATGCCGTAGTCTGCATAGACGCCGGCGTATTCCCATTCGGGGTTCTTCTGGATGAAGGCGCTGTAGTAGCTGACCTGGGCGGAGAGTGAATGCTGCATCCGCTCGGATTCCACTGACACACGGGCATAGGCGGCGACCCTTTTGCGAACAGGCAGCGCAGGCTTTTTCGCTTCGATCTTTTCGACTGTTTTCAAGGGTTATCCCTCCTTTCCGTCTGTCTATATATCACTCTAAAAGACGGTAATATCAAGCGTTTTCCGATAATAAAGTACCCAGATACGGGTGAAATTCAGCGAGGAGATCTGTATCAATTTGAGCAAATTCCTCCTCGGTTATAAGGCCCTTTTCGAGCATCGTTTTCGCAATAGAAAGGGCCGCTCTGTAGAGCATATCGTCACGCAGCCGTTCTTCACTCATCCCCGGAACCTCCCTGGAACCTGGCTTTGCCAAAACATGAGCGGGAGCAGTATTTCCTGCCGGCGTTGCCGTAGGCTGTGAACGGCTGACCGCAGACCGGGCAGACGAAGGAATAGACCGCCTTCCTTGTGACCGCCTCCGGGTGAGAGTTCCACCAGGAAACACGGCAGGCATCGCAGCAGAACTTCCTCGGCTTCCGTCCGGGAATCTGCATGAGCGGTTTCCCGCAGTTACGGCAGACGGTGGGGTCTGCCTCCGGGATTTTCTTCACGGCGATACCGCCGAGTCCGTGCCTCTGGCACCATATCTTTACGCAGTCCTTTGTCAGCCCCGCGGCCCTGGCGATGGCTGTATAGCCCTGTCCCTCTGTACGCAGACGGGTGATGATCTCTTTCTGTTCTGTGGTCATGGAGAACTCCTCCTTCACCATACGGAGATTTGGAGGCGGTTTTGAGGGGGTGTTTTCTGAAAAAAACAAAAAAAGACCCGCCGGGGACGTGAATCCTCGACGGGTCATGTGTGTTTGCAGGACTATCTGAGCAGCTCGTTGACGCGCCTCTGAACAGCGTCATAGCTGTATCCGGCTGCGGTCAGACGGTTGCGGCGGTCGGCTCCGTTGCCCCACAGGCCGCGGATGACCTCGCGGGCAAGCTCATCCACGGTCTTGCCGGGCTTTGCGGAAACCAGCTGAAGGTCGGCGGCATTGACGGGGCTGCAGATGGCGTTTCTGCCGTCCTCGCTGCGGTCGATAACGACCCTGGCACCGTCAGCCTGCAGGACATACCAGTTCTTTGCCTTTACCCAGGCAGGGATAGTCTTGCCGCTGTAGTACTTCGTCCCGGTGATCTTCACCAGGTCGCCCTTTTTGAAGGAAGCAGCAGGCTTCGGGGGTTCCTCCGGCTGAACTGGAACGGTCGGCTCCTGCGCGGAGGAGTTAAAGCCGTTCAGCTTCGCTCCCCGGATAATGGACGGATAGTCCTTATACGCGATATCGGTATCCACATTGCCGGAGATGCCGTTCACGCTGCCCTTGGAAGAGTTCTGCCACATTCCGAACGCGCCCGTGTAGGACGGTGCGGAGGCCCACTGTGCCAGCCAGTGGTCAAAGCGCTTCAGCCTGGAATCGTCCAGGCGGTTCTTCAGCCAGTCGAGGTTGCTGTACAGAGAGCAGTAGAAACCGGCCTTCTCGATGGTATCGCCGAAAGCGATCACCATATCCGTCAGCACGGTCTGACCAAGGCTCTGCTGCGTCTTGTCCTCCAGGTCGAAGGCAACAGGGTAAGTAAATACACCCTTGTATTTCTGCAGGACGCTCACCACGAAGTCGGCTTCCTTTTTAGCGGCGGCCACGGAGGTCGCGTAGGAATAGAAATAGCAACCGACCTCGACGCCGGCCTTCACAGCGTTCGCCACGTTGCGCTCGAACCAGCCGTCAAGGCCGCAGGATGCGCCGTCCGCAGAGCCGTAGCCCAGACGGATCATGGCGAACTTCACGCCGGCCGCTTTGACCTTTGCCCAGTCAATCTCGCCCTGCCACTTGGAGACGTCGATGCCCTTCACGCCGGAAGCGGGAACGGACGGCGCTTCAGCACCCGCCTCATACTTCACATACGGCAGCTTTCCGTGCTTCGTCCAGTTGCGGCGGTTGTAGCCGGAAACGCTGCGGTTGCAGGCCGTGATCTGCACCTTGTTGTCCCACCTGGGCGTGCATTCCACGGCGAGACCGTTGCCAACGTACACGCCGATATGGCCCTCCGTCCAGACCGCTTCGCCGACCTCGATATGAGAGAAATCGGTGGTGACGTTCTTGCAGACTTTGATCATGCTGTCAGCCCCGATGTCCGGGACGCCGTTCGAGGCGTAGGTCGCGCCGCCGTAGACAGCGTTTTTGTCGCCTTTCCAGCCCCACAGAACGCCTTTGATGAGGCAAACGCAGTCGAAACCGAAGGTGTCCGCGGAGGCGGCGTTGATCATTGCCGTCCTCTCGGGGCGGCGGTTGTACTCGTTGTTCTGGGTGTAGCGCTTCTTGTTGGAAGCGGTCATGGGCGCGCCGAAGCAGCCCATGACGTAGAGGGTCTTGTAGTTCTTCGCGACGTCGATCAGCTTCGCCGCCAGTTCCTTATTCGTCATCATGTTTTTCGTCCTCCTTTTCGGCTCGGTCGTGAAGCTGTTCCAGTACGGCTTTCAGCTTCTTCGGGATGGGCAGACCGAGATGACCCGCGTTTTCGATGAGAGACACACCCTCGTTGGACAGGTAGAAGAAGATGACCGCCGTCCGCAGTACGGAGCCGGCGCCGATCACCTGCGTATCGAGAATGTGGCCGATGCCCACCAGGGCGAAGATAAGCACCTTTTTGAAGATGCCCTTGAAGCCGATCTCCGAGGAGAGCTTCTTGTCCACGACGGCGCACATGACACCCGTGATGTAGTCCAGCACCACGAACGCCAGAAGCGCGTACAGAAGACCGTCGCAGCCCCCGAGAAACCAGCCGAGCCAGCCGCCCACGGCGGCAAAGGCAAGTTGAGTGGTCGTCCAGAATTCCTTCATTGCTGTTATCCTCCTTTGAGTTTTTCAATATAACCAGGACGGCTTTTCAGGTGCCGTCAGGGTATCCGTGACTTTGAGCCAGTCCGAGTACCATGCGGACAGTTCCGCCTTCTGCTCATCTGAGAGCCTGTCGTACCAGGGCTGACCTCTGTTGATATAGGAAAAGCACTCCGTTTCGCGCCGCTGCCGCAGCCCGTCACAAAGCGCTTTCCGTTCGTTCGCGGTATTCTGTTCCTCGCTGTATTCGAGAGTCCCGTCCCGGAGCCTGTAGGCTGTGAAATGTGACTCGAAGTGGTCAAGATCGGGCGGATCGGGAACCTCGACTCCTCCCACCAGGTTTCCTATCAGTGCGTAGGAAGAAACATATCCGTTTTCAAGCCGTATCTGCATTTCAAGCCTCCTTAGTTCACGCCGTAGACGGCGATGATCTGTCCGCTGCCCGCGACTCTGGTCATCGTCACCGTGCTGCCAGAGTATTTCAGATTGAACGAGCAGTAATTGGCGTCATCGGCGATTTGATATCTTACGTCGGAAGTCGTCAGCATTGCCTTCGGGACAACGAGACCGATCCTCGCGCTTGAGGTGGTAGGCAGGCCGATGATGATATACGCCTTGTATGTCCCGTAATTGAACGTGCAGCTGTTGGTGCCGGTCAGCGTCCCGCTGTACAGGGACGTGCAGGTGATGCCGAGGTTCGTCCTCGCCGCTGCCGCCGTCGTGCCTCCCGTGCCTCCATGCGCTACCGCGACCGTGCCTGTGACGTTGGTGGCCGTGCCTGTGCAGTAGACGTTCGAGCCGTCGCCGTACACGAGC